ACTTGAATTTATAAACAATTTGGATGTTGATTCCAATCAAGAAGATGCTGATATCACATCGCAACAAATTAAGTTTTTTAAAGGATTACTTATTAAAGGAATGAAAGGTAATCTAAGTGATTTTGAGACAAAAATTCTTAAACTTATTAAGGAAGAATTCATCAGTTATCCTGATATTGGGGTAGTTTCCAGTTTGCCTTTAATCTACAAAAATGCCTTAAAGTTCAAAGAAACTGAAAAAATGGAGAAAGAAATTGCTTCAGACAGTAAATTTGTAGGCACATTGTATGAAAGAAATAGTTTTGAAGATGTAGAACTTGTTATGAGAAAATACATACACAGAACACAAAGTTGGCTGTATGTAGGCACACTTGATAAGAATATTATCAAGTTTTTTAGTTCAGAAGACCTTACAGTAAACAACAAATACAATGTTTCTGGGTACTGTAAAGAGCATAGAACTAACGATAGGACCAAAGCAAAGGAAACAATTCTTAATAGGATTACAATCAACTAATTCCAATAGTCTAGATGATAAATACTTAAACATATGAAAGGTTTAAGTTTATGTCAGACATTTTTAGAAATTTAAAAGGTACCAGCAAAACTGAATTTAGATTGGGTTTATCCAATAGAGGTTCTGGTTTATACAGTGGTGCTTCGGATCCAGCAAGTTCATATACTGTATCCGCTGGTGATGTTTGGTTTGACAAAAACAATCAAAGACTTGCAATTAGAACAGGCGGTAATGCTTGGACTGATGTAACAAATACAGCAGTTGTTGATAATCAAATATCTTCCACACTAAGCAGTAATGTAACATTTGGTGCAGATGTAACTATTACAGGTGATTTAACTGTAAACGGTACTCAGACTGTAATCAATACAGAAACTCTAAATATTGCAGATAATGAAATAGTTCTTAATAGTGATTTAGCAAGTGACACAGCCGCAACTGCTAACGCAGGCATTTTAGTCAACAGAGGTAACGAAGGAAATGTTTTCTTACGTTGGGACGAAGGTGAAGGTGAGTGGACAGTAAATGGTGAAACATTTAGTGCTGGTGCATTAATTGGTAACCTAAGTGGTAACGTTACAGGTAGTATACAACCAAATGGAGTACCTAACGTTGTTAGAGCAAACACACTTATTGTGAACGGCTCGTATACTATGCCAACATCAGATGGTAGTGCTAGTCAAGTATTAACTACAGATGGTTCAGGTGCTGTAACATTTGCTACACCTAGTATTACTCCAGCAGGTAGTAATACTCAAATACAATACAATGACAGTGGTGCATTGGGTAGTAGTGGATCTTTCGTATACGATGAAGCAGAAGCCAAACTAACAGTTGGTGGAACAACATCATCAATTTTATTTGAAACCGTAAGTGATTATGGTGCAATTACATCAACAGCAACAGATAGTGTTGACTATGGTGGAGTTGCTGACTCAGTCGTAGCATTAGTAAATAGTGATTACGGTGTAGTCGAAACAAGTGGTGGACCAGTTGAGTTCCCACAATATCAAGTAGCAGGAGTACCTAGTGCATCTGCATACACAGGACATATGATTTATGTGTCCAACGAGTCAGGAGGATCAGTAATGGCATTTAGCGATGGCACTAACTGGCGTCGAATGACAGACAGAGCAGTCATAAGTTAGTAGGAGAACATAATGGCAGAAGAGACAAAAACAGCAGTACACCATCCGGCTGATACAAATGGAGATGGAAAAGTTTCAAAACAAGAAGAAGCAATGTACTTAGAATTTAAAAGAAAAGAACTAGAAGATTTAGACGCAATGCGTGATGCACAAAGAAGTATGGCTTGGTTTGCACTAAGCGGTATGCTTTTATATCCATTTGCAGTGGTATTAGCAGTTGTGTTTGGATTAGAATCAGCAAGTAAAATACTAGGCGATATGGCGGCTACATACTTTGTAGCAGTTGCAGGTATTGTTGCCGCGTTCTTTGGTGCTCAGGCATTTAGTAAAGGTAAGTAATTGTAATGGAAGACAAGTTTATAAAGAACTTTTGCAGACTCATAACCAAAGAGAAATTGGCTGGGTCTGACATTACAAAGTTTTTTAATGTTGTAAACAGTCTTGCAGACACAAAAAAGATGATGCAAGTATCCGATGGAGAAGAAGATAAATTTGACGTATTAGTTTATCAAGAAGAGGATTTGTTTGCATACGAGATACTACTACAGGACGATATTTCATCAAATGAAGGTAACGATATTTCTGAAGAGTTACTAGAAGAATTTCCAGAACTTGACTTCGAATTTGAAGCAAGTACCACAGTTTAAAAAAATTTATTGACTTACCAATTCTTAGACTATATAATAGTCTAAACAGATAATTACATACACAGGGAGAAATAAATGGCATTTAACAAAACATTTAATCAAGAAGAAGTCGCAAGGCTAAAGAAATTAGTCAATGAAGGTATGCAAGTTCATTTCGAAATGGACGCCCTCAAAGAAGGACTTCGTGATACAGTCAAAGCAATCGCAGAAGAAATGGACCTAAATGCAGGTACACTAAACAAAGCGATTAGAGTTGCCCACAAGGCTTCCTTAGGAACAGAAAGAGATAAGTTTGATGAACTTGAAACTATCTTAGAAGTAGTTGGCAAAACATTATAATTGACATCAGTCAAAGTTTTTGCTATAATTAATTTTTAATATTTGGTATTGTGCCAGCCTGAAGTGGTGCTCGGAGTTGATATATGAGTTACGTGGATGCGTATTACGACAAACAAAAGAACAAGGTAAATGTTGTAGAGCGAATAGATGGCAAACGTAAATATGTAGAACATCCGGCTAGATACTATTTTTACGCAGAAGATCCCAAAGGAAAATACAAAAGCATATACGGTGATTCCGTAACTAAAATCACTTGTTCAACTCACAAAGACTTTCAAAAGAACATAGCATTTAGTAGAGGCAAAAAACTTTTTGAAAGTGATTTACGTCCAATCAATAGGGTCATTTCTGACCATTATCAAGGTGTTGAGTCACCAAAACTACATACTGCATTCTTTGATATCGAGGTAGACTTTGACCCCGAGAGAGGATATAGTTCCCCACAAGACGCATTTATGCCCATCACAGCGGTAGCCGTTGTGTTAAACTGGTGTGATGCTATAGTTTGTTTAGCAGTTGCTCCAAAGACGTTAGACAACGAACAAGCAACCAAAATTGCAGACAAAGTGGGTAATACAATCATATGTAAAGATGAGAAAGAACTGTTACAAAAGTTTTTGGTATTGATAGAAGATGCAGATATATTAAGTGGTTGGAACTCAGAAGGTTATGATATTCCTTACACAGTAAACAGGATTATCAAAGTGTTAGGCAAAAGCGAAACAAGAAAAATGTGTTTGTGGGATATGTTGCCTAAAGAAAGAAAGTACATAAATCACGGAAGAGAAACTGAAACATATGATTTGATTGGCAGAGTACATTTGGACTATTTGGAACTTTATAGAAAATACAACTATGAAGAACGACACAGTTACAGGTTAGACTTTATCGGTGAAATGGAAGTCGATGAAAAGAAAGTTCCATATGAAGGAAGTTTAGATAGACTTTACAATCACGATTTTGAACTGTTCTTAGAATATAATATTCAAGATACAATGTTGTTGAAAAAGATTGATGACAAGTTACAGTTTATTGATTTGGCAAATACTATTGCACACGACAATACTGTATTACTTCCAACCACAATGGGTGCTGTGGCAACAACTGAACAAGCAATTATTAACGAAGCACATAGACGTGGTATGGTTGTTCCAGATAGAAAACGAGAACGTCAAGAGAACACACAGGCGGCAGGTGCCTTTGTGGCTTTCCCACAAAAAGGTTTACACGATTGGGTAGGCAGTATGGACTTAAACAGTCTGTATCCTAGTGTGTTTAGAGCATTAAATATGGCACCTGAAACAGTAGTAGGTCAATTAAGACCTGACCATACAGAAAAAGAAATCAACGACAAAATAATGATTGAAGGCAAAAGTTTTGCTGATGCTTGGTTAGGTAAGTTTGGTAGTAATGAGTATGAACTTGTTATGCAAAAAGATGTTACACGACCTATTACAATAGATATGGAAGATGGAACAAGCAGTGAAGTAACTGGTGCTGATGTTTACAACTTGGTGTTTAACAGCAATCAACCTTGGTGTTTGAGTGCTAACGGCACATTGTTTAGAACTGATGTACAAGGTATAGTTCCAGGTTTACTTGAACGTTGGTATTCAGAAAGGCAAGAATTACAGGCAAAGAAAAAGGAACAAACAGATCCAGAGCAAATTGCATTCTATGATAAAAGACAACTGGTTAAAAAGATTAACTTGAACAGTTTGTATGGTGCGATTCTAAACGCAGGTTGTAGATTCTTTGATATGAGAATAGGACAGAGTACTACACTTACAGGCAGACGTATTACACGTCATATGGGTGCAGAAACAAATAGACTGCTTACAGGTGATTACAATCATCAAGGTGAAACAATTATATATGGTGACACTGACTCCGTATATTTCTCAGCCGCACCTGCATTGCCGGAAGGCACAAAGATGGATTTAGAAATGGCAACAGAGTTATATGACTCCGTATCTGACACAGTGAGTGATAGTTTCCCTAACTTTATGAAAAATGATTTCAACGTACCCTTACATCAAGGCGAAGTTATTAAAGCAGGTAGAGAAGTAGTTGGAAGAGCAGGATTGTTTATTACTAAAAAGAGATATGCTATTAATGTATTAGACTTAGAAGGATGGAAACCAGAAGGTGGCAAATTAAAGATTATGGGCCTTGATATTAAGAGGTCAGATACTCCAGAGTTTGTGCAGGACTTTTTGCAAGATATACTTGCTAAAACACTGGATGGCGGAGATGAGAAAACTATAATGACAGACATTAGAACATTCAAAGAAGAATTTAAAGGTATGGATCCTTGGCGTAAAGGTATGCCTAAACGTGTTAATAACTTAACTACTTACACAGAATTATATAATAAAACAGTACAAACACCAGGCAACAGTCAGTCCTTGTTTAGACTAGAAGCACTTAAAGAAGATGGCAAAAAGAAAAAGAAAGCAACTATTCCAGGACACGTCAGAGCAAGTATTAACTGGAATAATATGTTATTGGCTAATTCGGACAACTACAGTATGAAAATTACTGATGGTATGAAAGTTATTGTGTGTCAGTTGAAATCAAACAATATGGGATTCAGCAGTATTGCATACCCAACAGATGAATTGCAATTACCTGAATGGTTTAAAAAATTACCTTTTGATGATGATGAAATGGAAAAGAAAGTAGTAGACAAAAAGGTACAAAATTTATTGAATGTGTTGAAGTGGGACTTTAGTCAAATGCAGACTAGTAATACGTTTCACGATTTGTTCTCATTCTCAGACTAAAATTATGGCGGAAAAGACATTGACTTTTCTAAATAATAAATGTATAATATCTAAATTACAGGAGTGAATAATGATAAAAGATATTTTTAAAGACATCCTAAAGCATACCCACGCATTAGGATTTGTTGAAATGGTGAAAGTATCTGGTACAGACACAGAGACCACAATCTCTGCTATGGATCAAGATAAAACAGTCATCATACAGGGTAAGTTACATAATCCTATTAGCGACTTTATTGACGCAACAGTTGGATTAAGTAGAATGACAGTTATTGACGGACTATTAAAGTTTCCAGGCTTTGATAGTGATGATGCAACTGTTAGCATTAATAAACAAGAAAGAAATGGAGATGATATTCCAGTTGAAGTCGAGTTTAAAAGTGCAGAAGGGCATAATGCAAAGTACCGCTTTATGTTAGCAGATGTAGTTAACCAGCAGTTAAAAGACGTCAAAATGAGAGAAGTTGATTGGGACGTCAGTTTTGTGCCTAGTCAAAAGAACTTAAAAGACTTAGGATTTTTTAGCAACATCTTAGGTGTGTATGAGAACAGTTTTACACCTAAAGTAGAAGATGGTTTTCTTAACTTTATTATAGGACAACAAAACGGTGACAGTTCTAAGATCCCAGTAAACAATAATGTTGAAGGCGAACTTAAAGGCACTTGGAGTTGGGAACTATCTAAAGTTATTACTATTCTCAGATTAAGTGATAGTAGTAATTGTGTAGTTAGTTTCAGTGAAGCAGGTGCAATGCAAATCGATATCGATAGTGGTATAGGAGCATACACATACATCTTACCAGCAAGGAGTTAAAATGGATTTATCCAAACATAGAGGTGATTTTGCAGTCTATTTGCCTGCTATTAGTGGGTTCTACACAGAACTACTAGGCAGATGTAAACACATAGAAGGCTATATCCCTGATGGCAGGATTCCAGAAGGCTTCGAACACGGCTTTGAAGGTCTAAACTTTTTAGACGCAGACAAAGGTTATTTCAAATATAATATGGGATTGTATTCGGCAGGACACGCCTATCTCGATATGGAGAAAAGCAAGAAGTTAGAATACATTATTCAGGACCGTGATAGAGATAACACTATGATACTAGGAGACTCAGGTGGTTTCCAAATTGGTAAAGGTGTTATTAAATTTGACTGGGAGAACTTTTTTGAGAAACCAGGCGATCCTGGATACAAAGGAGATGCTGACAAAACAAGACATAAAATTCTAAACTGGTTAGAGCATACAGCAGACTGGAGTATGACACTTGATGTACCTAGTTGGGCAAGTAAGCCTGAACTAAGGGAACGTACAGGACTCAAAGACTTTGATGAATGTTTAAAATGTACATTACATAACAATGATTTCTTTGTACAACACAGACAAGGCAAAACAAAATTCTTAAATGTGTTGCAAGGCACACATTGGGAAGATGCCAGCATATGGTATGATGCAGTAAAAGACTATCCATTTGAAGGATGGGCAATGGGTGGTAACCATATGAGAGATATGAAGATGTGTCTCAAACGTCTTATTGTGATGAGAGATGACGGCAATATTGAAGGCAAAGATTGGATACATTATCTTGGTACAAGTAAGTTAGATTGGGCAGTAATGTTCACTATAATTCAAAGAGAACTTAGAAAAGTTAATCCTAATATCACAATCAGTTTTGATAGTGCAAGTCCGTTTATCAGTAGTGCAAATGGTTTGGTTTATTCACAAACTGTTTTAAGTGCAAACAGACAAAGTTACTTAATGGACAAATGTTTTGATAACAAACTTAACAATGAAAACATTGGTGACTTACCATTTCCTTTTGAAAGTCCAGTTGGTCTTAGAACAAAAGTTAAAGATGTAAACTGGTACAAGCCAGGTATGTTAAACAAAATTGGTAAAGAAGGCAAAACAAGTTGGGATAGTTTTACATATGGTATTTTAATGATACACAATGTTTATATGCACATCAGAGCAGTTCAAAGAGCAAATCAATTGGCACTAATTGAAACTCAAGAGTATCAGCCAGATTGGAGAGACTGGGAAAAGGTTAAAAGAAATGACAAAAGCAAAGAGTTTAGTCAGTGGGTTCCTAGAAACATTTTATACTTTAACACTTTTGTACAAGAACTTTTTGCTAGTGAAGATCCACACGGACTACTTGACGAAGCAACATTATTCTTAGAAGCACTAAACAATAATCCTCATAAAGATGGTAATAACAAATTATTCCAAAGTTTATTTGATGAAGAAGTTACAGAAGCAGATGATGATTCTTTTGATGAGAATGATGAAGTGTTAGCAAACTTGGAGGCAGAATTTAAAAATGCCTAAAGCAGTATTAGTAGGACTTGGCGGTATAGGTTATAATGTATACTTACCACAACTGAAAAAAGTTGGGTATGATGTTGTAACTGTTGACAGGCACAATGTTCTTACTAATCCTGACTATGAGGATCTAGATGATGCGATTTCAAATAATGATTTTGAATTGGCAGTAATTTGCACTCCTAATTACACCCATTTAGAATTATTAAATCAATTAGGCGAAGCAGGTGTTACAAATATTTTTGTAGAGAAGCCTGGTTTGCCTAGTGCCCAAGACTGGCAAGATGCTATAGACAGATTTCCTAACAGTAAAATTATGCTAGTTAAAAATAACTTGTATAGAGAAACTTACGGAATACTAGATGAGTTTTCAGGACAGTATGATGTCACAGATGTTACTATTAATTGGTTAAACAAAGACAGAATACCTAATCCAGGCAATTGGAGTACAAACAAAGAATATGCTTGGGGAGGAGTTGCACACGATTTATTCCCACACTTGTATTGTTTTATGTTACACTTGTTCGATGAAGAGCCTGAGCAGTTTGAACGTTTTTCAAATTGGAAAGTGCAGAAATGGAACTTAGAAAATATAAGTGGGACTGCATATGGCGTATACAAAGAAGATGGCGTATACGACGTCTGCGATAAGGCTGTAGACATTTACAGTTTAAACAACATACCTATTACTATACAGGCAAGTTGGAAAGAAGGAATAGATGACCAATCTATTAACCTTAACTTTGCAGATGGTTCCAGTCTTAGATGGCCCTTTGGATTATGTCCAAACGAAGCATATGGAAGTATGTTAGAAAATGCACCTAATGATCCATATGATTGGCATCAAAAAATTGATTTATGGATACACAAACAATTAGAGGTATATAAAGAAAATGACTAATAGATTATTTTACACAAAAGGCGAAAAAGATATTTGTGTAACAACATATGACTGTCCAAAGCCAACAGGCGATGACATCAAAGTTAAAAGTATTTACACAGGTGTTTGCAGAAGTGATGTTGCTATGTATAATGGAGACTTTATTACATTGCCAAAAGAGATACAAGGACACGAATGCTTGGGAGTAATTACAGAAGTTGCAAATCCTGAGATTGGATTTAAAGTAGGTGACTATGTTGCTACTAGAGGTGAGCCTGGTTTTGCAGATGAATATGTTGCAAAATATGGTACTTATGTAAAGGTTCCTGAAGCAGATCCTAAATATATCATAGAGCCAGTTGCTTGTGGTATTAACATAGTAGATAACTATTTGAGAATGTTTATGGGACAACCTAAAACATTCTTTAAGAGAAAGAAATATTTAATTATTGGTACTGGCTTTTTAGCACAGGTAGTTTACAAAACATTAGAGTTTGCACTACCAAGTAAGCCAAACGTTTATGTAATTGGTAACAGCAACAAGAAGTTTTGGAATAAAACAAAGTGTACATTTTTAAAACAGTCAGATTTAGATAATGGTAATTTTATATTTGATGCTGTATTTGATATTAGTTCAGATCCTAAATATATTAACACTTTGGATATGTTAAAAACAAATGGTGTACATTTAATATGTGCAGAAAAAACTGAGAACTTAAATGTTGATACTAGTAAAATGTTATGGGAAAATAAAAAGATATTATTCCCTAGTCCTAGAGATGCAAACTTTATAGACTCAATGGTGTTAGGTGTTGAACTTGTTAGAGATGGCACAATTGATACTAGCACATTATGGACAAATGAATACGACAGAGATACAGAATTAGAAATAGCATTCAAAGATGCAAACGATAGAAGTAAAACATACTCACGAGGTTATATAAAATGGCAACAATAGATGGTAGAAAAGACTTTGGCGAAAACCCAACATACTTCACAGGCGTAGAAGTTGAAAATACTCCATTAAAGGGTGTTGAGACTTTATTTGTTGTTGGGTGCCAAACTGCAAAAGACATTGACAAACGTGCCAAACAGCACAAAGTCAAACACGTCTATTTAGGTTGTGGATATTGTTTTGAACCTAAAGTGAAAGATGATTGGTTAGAATGGAATAAGACTATCTTGGACTTATTGGCATATGGTTATTGGGTAACATTGGATTATAATGTAAAGTATTCAGAAGAAGTTTTACTTACTAGTTGGAATGAATACAACAAATTTATTAGTATGATAAGTGTACCAATACCTTATATGTCCCAACACAACTATAATACAACTATTAAACTAGATGACAAGCATTTTAATGCAAGTAACAGTGGTGTTTGGTGTCACAGTTTACACGATTTAAGAAGTAGAGATGTTTACACAGACTTTACAGAATATGTTGGAGATAAAGTTGTCAAATAAGGACTTGACTTCTGCCAGGAATTCCGGTATAATAAATGATAAGTTACAATTTTGGTGGCACGACTGTAGAAGTAGTGGACCAACTGAAACAGAAGTAGGTTATGATTGTAACGACTGTGGACTTGCTGAGTGGAACTTTCAAGATATTGACCAAGCAGAAAGTGAAGCAGGTAATTTAGAAAATATGATAGGAGAAAAATATGCCTAATTGGTGCGATAATCACATACACATTGAAGGTCCTGCTGAGGAACTTAAAAAGTTACAAAAAAGTTTTTCAGATGTAGGTATGCTAGAAACACTTTGTCCTATTGGAGAATGGGACTACAATGTAGCAGTAAACACTTGGGGTACTAAGTGGGAAATTAACGAAGACGAAGTACAATATTTTGAGTTTGATCCTGATGGTCCGGACCACGCACATTTAACTGGTAACTTTCAGAGTGCTTGGAGTCCACCTGCAGAAGCAATTAGAACATTCCTAGATAACAATCCAGACTTTAGTGCAGATTTGATGTATTATGAACCATCAATGGATTTTGCAGGAACATTAGATGAAAGTATTACAATTTCAGATAAAAGTGATGATTATTGGATAATGGACCCAGATGGAATAGATTTAAATGAAGCATTTGGTATATTAGAAAGTAGGTTAGAATGGGCGGAAGAAGAAGAGGAATTTGTGCTAGAAACAGCAGAAGATTTAGAACCAATAGAAAAGGAACACTTGGAATAATATGAGCAACATCAAAAGAGCAGTTTTATTTTTGTTAATAACAGTTGGATTATTAGTACTGTCTGTTAACCTTTATGCAAGTGGTAGTGCTAAAATTGGAGGCACTTTTGTAAACAGTGATGATGCAACATTTAAAATTGCGTATGACAGTTCAACAGAAAAAGGCAACTGGCAAAGAGCATTAGAAGTAGACTATATGTATCAAACACAAAGTGATGTTGAAAGTACTAATGAGTTATACCTCAATCATAAATTAATTTATGCCTTTGCTCCTAAACATTATGTAGTCAGCACATCTACATATGATATAGACAAGTTTAGAACAGATGAACAAAGAGTCAGTATGGCACTTGGTTATGGTTACAAGTTATTGAGAACTGAAAAATTTAAAGCAAGTAATGAGTTTTCAATAGGATACTTAACTAGTGACTTAGTAGATGAAATAATTTACAGAAACAGTTTATGGTTTTTCTATAAACTGTCTGACAAAGTGAACTTTACCAACAAGTATTTGGTTGAGTTCGGTGACGAAGCAGAAGACTATGTTAGGAATGAGACGTCATTGAATTACAACTTTGATAATGGTTTAGTTTTAGGCATAACAAACACTTATACAGAAGATCCGATTGACAATAATATTTTAGGTGTTACAATAGGTATTAAGTGGTAGAAATAAAGTTGTTATTCTTTAGCCTAATCGTAGTAACTTGGTTAGCATACGGTTTGCACGTTATTAAAGAATATATTAGAGTTAGATTAGAAGGAGAATGAAATGAAAATAGAACCAATGATGAAAAAGCCAAGTCTATTCAGAAGAACTGTAATGGCTCTTGTAAATGGCTGGAGACGTGTAATGGATGTGAGATACAATCCGTTAAGTGTAATTAAAGACCCAAGTCTACAGACTTACTTTATGCTAGTATTGTTTACAGTATGGAGTGTGTTCTTTGGATTCTTAGCGGCAAACTACTTAGGATTTTTCAACTATAATACACTTGTAAGTATCTTTATACACGTGGGAATTTTACTACCATTAGCATTTACCAATGCAATCTTTATAGATGCAGAACGTGATGGGCATAAGTGGTTAAAAGAATGGAAAGAAGAACAGAATAGATGGACCATTGTTACCAACAGACTAAAAAAGAAAAACTTAGTTATGTGGGACCCAAGCAAGGAGGCTTAATGGCAATATCAGATGAAATGAGAGAACAACTTGAAATGGTTATCCAATACGGTGACCAAGTAAAGGCAATGTTCAAAGAACAAGATGACGTCGACTATGAGATAGGCGACTATGATGAACCTATCACACAAATGTTAGGTCATATGAATGAAGTAATGGAAAACATCGACGGAGGGTGGTAATGAGAAGTATATGGGTAACATTTAGCAAGGAAGGTATACATTACTATCCTGGTGCAGACACAAACCCTGCAACTGCCACAGGCGACGAGTATGATGTGTCCTTTTTAGGATACAAACATAGACACATATTTCATTTTAAAGTGTGGATAGAAGTGTTTCACGATGATAGAGACATTGAGTTTATTCAGTTTAAAAGATGGCTTGAAAGTTTATATAACGAAGAAGTTATACAACTTAATAACAAGTCCTGCGAAATGATAGCAGACAATTTAGCGGAACAGATACAAGATAGGTATCCAGGACGTTATGTAAAGATTTCAGTAGCCGAAGATAATGAAAACGGCTGTGAAATGGATTATCCAGTAGATGATATGGATGGTCCAAGTTTTGAAGACACTGATGCAATAGATGATGTATTCAGTTCTTTAATGGATGACGACGATGGCGTCGTTGAAAGCAACAACAAAGAGGGTAGTTGGTATGAAGGCGGAAATCCACATAAAGATGATAGCCAATCAACTTTCGACCCTGAGGTAGATGACTAATGGCTAAAATTAATGGAATGGACGAAGTAGATGGAATGCTAGAAATATCAATTCTATTTGAAGAGTCCGAAGCCGAAGAGATTTTCTCTAAAGCAATTAAAGATTTTGTTTTAGAAAAAAAGTCGCCGGAAGTACTGGCGAGACTTGTGATGACTCAGGCTCAGCAGAAAGCAGAGTATGAGGACGAACAAGAAGACTATACTCCTAGACCTAAAAGGCGCAGGAGAAAACCGAAAGGTAATCGATAACCAAAGGAGAAAAATAATGGACAACTTAGAAGTACATTTAAAACTAAAAACTCTATTTGCAGAGTATGGCGAAGAGAACGAAAAGTTCGTTGCTAGTGGTAACAAAGCCGCAGGCACCAGAGCCAGAAAAGCACTAATGGAGATTTCAAAACTTTGTAAAACAAGAAGAGGCGAGATTCAAGAATCAAAGAATAATGCCTAATATTAAAAAACAAGGTTTTACTAAAATGGACTCCGATAAGGAAACCGTTAAGATTACACCAGACAAGGATTATAAGGAGCCACAAGATTCAGGCAAATTAAATGAACCTGTAACTGGTGTAATTGATTATGGTAATCTTGGCGACAAAAAGGAAGATAAATGATTTATATAGTTGAGATAGAACCAGTAGAAACTAGATATACTGCCCAGTGGAAAAAGTATTTGCCTACGCAAATGCAAAACGCAGGGTTGGAAGTTCAAGTTATTACAGGTCCTAGTGATGCTCCAAAAGATACTACTCCTGGAGCATTTCTCAACTTTAGTGGCACGAACTATTGGAAAAGTGAACAGTTAAAGACTATTAGTCAAATGTTTGCTGACGGTACAATACAAGATGGCGACTACTTCCTATATACAGATGCTTGGAACCCAACAGTTTTACAAGCAAAGTATATGGCTAGATTACTAGAAAAAGATGTTAAATTCGGAGGTATGTGGCACGCCGGTGCGTATGACCCTGCTGATTTCTTGGGAAGACTTATTGGTCACAAAGAGGAATGGGTAAGAGATACAGAAAAGGCAATGTATAATACCTTCGATGATAACTTCTTTGCTACACAATTTCATATAGATATGTTCCTTAACGCATTTCCGGAATTGGATAGTAGCAAGATTCATCAAGTAGGTTGGCCTATGGAGTATTTGGATAATGAATTATCTCAGTATAACATACCAACAAGCAAAATGGATATGGTGATGTTCCCACATAGACTAGCACCAGAAAAACAAGTCGAAATATTCAAAGACCTTTCAAAGTCAATGGATGATGTGGAGTTTGTAATAGCACAAGAACACAATTTTACAAAAGATGAATATCATCTTGCTTTAAGCAGAAGTAAAATAGTGTTCAGTGCGAACTTACAAGAAACTTTAGGAATAAGTTGGTACGAAGGCGCCATTGTTGGTTCCGCACCTATTGTTCCTGACAGATTAAGTTATAGCGAAATGGCTATAAAAGACTTTCTTTATCCAAGTATTTGGACAGAAGATTGGGATAATTACCTAAATAATAAGGATAAACTTATTGCATTCATTAGAAATATCTTAGACTCTAATGATGAATTGGTAGACAAAGTTGAAGAACAAAGAAAGATTCTTAAAAAACATTTCTTTGATGGTTCTAAGATGTATGACATATTAAAAGGATAAGAAAATGAGTGGAACAGTAATAGTAACAGGTGGCAGTGGATACGTTGGACACCAAGTTTGTTTGGAATTAGAAGAGAAAGGATATACACCTATTAGTATAGATAGGAATCCTAGGAAATTTACTGCATCAAGTGGTGTAACTAATTTTCCTGAGGATATCAATAATAAAGGTGTCAATGCAATTATGAAAATGTTTAAGCCTGTAGCAGTAGTACATTGTGCGGCTTCTACTATGGTTGGTAAAAGTTTTGAGGAACCTCATACATATTATGAAAATAATATATCTCATTTAATTACATTGTTAGGTGCTTGTATAGAACACGAAGTAAAGAACTTTGTGTTTATTAGTTCAAGTAGTGTGTACGGAGACATTAAAGAAACTAATGTAGACGGAACTATACACGAAACAACTGAACTAAATCCAGTTAGTCCATACGGCAAAACTAAAATGTATGGCGAACATATACTTAATGACTTTGCACAATTTGGTTTGAACATCACTCATATCAGACCATTTAATGTAGCAGGTGCAGATTTAAATAATAGAAATGGTTATACTGTAGATCCTAAAATGCATCTTATCCCTATACTAGTTGACTGTGCAATTAACGACAAGCAGTTTACACTAAATGGAACAGACTATAGTACAACTGACGGTACACCAGTTAGAGATTATACTCACGTGGTAGACGTTGCTAGAGCAATTAGAAAAAGTGTCGATAATATGATGACTAAAGAAGACACAGGTAATATAGATGTATTCAACTGTGGCGGAGGTAATCCTAGAAGTATTACTGAAGTTATTAAAGTTGTCGAATCAATTACAGGAAAACAAATTGATGTTGTTAATGGCGATAGACGAGAAGGAGATCCAGACTACACCAGTGCAGACATAACATCAATTAGTAAAACATTAAATTGGACTCCTACATTAGACTTAGAAGAAATGGTAAGAACACATTATAATTGGGTTAAGAAATGAGTGTAATTAAACAAAGAAAAGCAGGCGTAGTAATTGAAAGAAGTGCTGTACCAGTTATGGACGTTGTAAAAGCAATTGGTGTTGGCAACGAGATACTAGATTTAAAAGAACTTTATCCTGTAAACGATAAAGAAATATGGGAAAGTATAAATTACTTTTGTTTGAACACACAATTTGATTCTAGAAAAGAAGTGTTCAATGTAGCCAAGGTAACCTTTCATCCAGATACACATACAGTAGAATTAGAACTACTTGAAATCTCAGGCGAGATTTATTTGCGATGTGTTAATAGAGGTAAACTATTAAACCCTAAAATTAGAAGTATTGGTAACGCATTCACAAATGGTCTTAAACACGTTGTAATGCAAATGATTAGAGCATACAAGTTTAGTGTACCAATTGAAAACAACTTACAAGAAGGTAATTTTAATACTTCAGTAGACGTAAACATCGCACAACGTATTTCTAAATGGTGCGAGTTCAATGATATAGATATTGCAGAAATTTGTAAGCAGTATAACGACACAGAAAATTATGAAACTTTAGTTGTAAATCTTAAGGAGATTGAATAATGGTAGATAAAACTTATGTATCTTGGGATAAGTGGAACTCCTATATGGGAACCATTACAAGAGAAATGGCAAAGGAAGGATATAGACCTGATGTTATATTAGGACCAGGTAGGGGTGGATATACTGGCGGGGTTATGCTCAGTCATTATTATGAAGTTCCATTTGAAGGATTTAGATGGCAAACCAGAGACGGAGACATCAAAGATGCAGAAACATTAAATCATATTTTAACACACTATGTAGGCAAAAACATTTTAATATTTGACGACATAAATGATTCAGGTGCAACACTACAAGGTATAAATGATGAAGTTGAAAAATTACCTGAAATCTTCTTGCACGGAGAAGTAAAGTATGCTACAATATTTGCTAAAGAATCCAGTAACTTTGATGCTGTAAGTTTTAGAGCAGTAAATGTTTTACCAGATGAGGAGAATTGGATAGTATTTCCTTATGAGGATTGGTGGGTATAATGTGTGGCGGATTTACAGGAGAACACGAAACAATGAATAAAATACATAAAAAAGCAGAAGTGGTTGACAACCCGGATGGTTTTGTTGTACACTTATGGAAGAACTACGAACAGTTTGGTACAGTTGATGTGCGAGACAAAAGTATACATTATGCAAATGATGTATGTGAGAATTGGGAAAATGGAATATTGAAGGAAGACAATGAGTACATTACAAAGTTTACAGAATCATCTTAAAGTCTTAGAAACAAGACACAGAGAGTTGGATAAAAAGATTGCTGATGATTACGAGCATCATATGGATGACACAGAGTTAGCAAACGAGAAGATTGAGAAACTAGAACTCAAACGAGAAATAGAAGAATTGAAAATTAAAATAAATGACATCCACGTCAATAAATAGGAGAAAAAAAGAATGAAAACTAGTGAGAAGATAACAAAAAGAATTAAAGAAGCAGGTCATAAGTATTGGGCAAGTGATAATGTTTCTCAGTTTATGGATGAGGGAGATGACCAGTTACTTATCGAAGAACTTATTCCTCACTTCGAAGGTGTATTAGATTCACTTATTATAGACAGATTTAATGACCCTAACAGTCAAGGTACTGCTAAACGTCTTGCTAAAATGTATATCAATGAACTTATGTGGGGTAGATATAACAATATGCCTAATGCCACAGCATTTCCTAATGATATAGAAGAAGGGTATAAAGGTATGTTGGTGGTTAGAAGTGAAATACAAAGTATGTGTTCGCATCATCACCAGCCAGTTAAAGGCGTAGCATACATTGGTATTATTGCTGGAGAAACATTAATTGGTTTAAGCAAATATACAAGAATTGCACAATGGTGTGCAAGACGTGGTACACTACAAGAAGAACTTGCTAATGATATTTCAAGAGAAATAATGAAAGCAACAGGTAGTAAAAACTTAGGTGTCTATATTCAAGCAACACACGGTTGTGTTGAGAATAGAGGTGTATTAGCACATAGCAGTTTAACACAAACAACTGTATTAGAAGGTGCTTTTAAAGAAGAAGCAAAAGTGCAAAAAGAATTTATGGATAACATTAAACTTCAAACACAATACGCCTGCGGAAAATAATGACATTAAAGTATAGCGAAACATTCTATTCAGCACAAGGAGAAGGTGCTTATGTAGGCATACCTAGTCTATGGATGAGATTTTTTCTATGCAATTTACAATGTAATGGGTTTGGACAAAAAGATCCAACCAACCCTGACACATATGAACTACCATATGAAACAATAGATATTACAAACATAGACAATGTATTTGATTTGCCTGTGTTTGATAAAGGTTGTGATAGCAGTTATACTTGGAGTAAAAAGTATAAGCACTTAATAACAGATAAGACGGTGGAAGAGGCAGTAGACGAACTTACAGCACTTCTACCGCACTCCCAATTTGTACATCCTGTAACAGGGCAGTCTGCTCATATGGTGTTTACAGGCGGCGAGCCAATGCTTAAAAATACACAGCCTGGTATGAAGAACATTATCGAAGAGTTCAAACGCAGAAAGAATCAACCAATGAATGTTACTGTGGAAACAAATGGTACTAGACCTATTAGTGATGAGTTTGCTGAATGGGTGCAACGTGAGTATTCTAATTGGGCAGACGGCAGAGAATGGTACTGGAGTCTAAGTCCTAAACTGTGGAGTACTGCTGGTGAGAAGCCAAAGAAAGCAATTAAGCCAGAAGTAATTGGTAGGTATGCTGAAGTAAGTAATAAAGGTCAATTAAAGTTCGTAGTAAATGGTACAGAAGAAAGTTGGAAGGAAGTAGAAGAGAACACAAAAATGTTCAGAGATGCCGGCTGTAACTTCCCTGTATGGATTATGGGAGTTGGTGGCACGTTTGAAGGCTTAGTACAAACTGAAGCCAGTATTGCCGATGAAGCCATACAACGTGGATATAATTATACAAGCAGAGTTCACGTACACATATACGGTAACGCAATAGGAAAATAATATGAATGAATTTGATAAAAACTTTATAAAAAATATGAGTCCGTTATTGATAGCGGCACTGGTTATGTTCTTTATGATGGTAGCATATGAAACAAGAGCAGAAGCCAAAACAGAAACACTTTATAGCACAACAGGAGAACCAGTTGGTATTGTTGGTTATACAGAACACGGTATTGCTGTAACTAAAGAAGATTTACAAGTTAAAAACATCAGTGTAAGAAGCATTAGAGGTTATACTATAAAAAATAATAATGTAATAAGAGTCAGAACTATTGGTAAACAAGAATATGATATAGAATTATATTTTTGTTCTGGACTTGAATTTGCAGGAAAAATTGTGTTTGTGCCTTGGGGAGGATTTTCTACTATAGGCAAAGGCGACAAAGTTATACCAATTAGTTTTGGCAGACCAAATAGAGATACTTGTATTATTAAATCAATTACTTTGGTTGCAGACGTTGGATAAAGATGTTATACTATATACATAGAGAGGTTATATGAAGAAGAAAACAAAATTACCGTTTAGTATGATGCCTGCAAGTTGGGGTCTAAAAGGCAAAACAAGACTTGTTGCAGAAGCAGAATACTTTTATGAGGGTGCAGATTTAGACAAACGTCTAGCAGAAATAAATGACCCAGACAATGCAGAAGTTGTTAAGTTAGAAATTGACCTTAGAGAAGGTGTAATTACTGAGCAAGAATTTCATAAGAAGAAAGCAGAAGTAAATGATGAACCTTATGTAAATGTTCTTAAGATGGATGTAGATCCTGAGAATCCTAAAGCAGGTTTTATGGAACTAGATTGGAATGACAAGTTTGTAGAAATGTTACACGAAAATGGTTACAAAGGCGAAAGCGATGAAGTTGTGGTTAATACTTGGTTTAATGATTTATGTAGAACTGTATTACTACAAGAAAGAGCAGATATGGACTTTGGCTTACAGGCTAATCCAGACGTAGACTTTGTAAAAGAATCAGAAGAAACACAAGGGGAAGATAAAGAGTGAAGTATATCCTAGTAGACAGTCTTAATATGTTTATGCGAGCCAAACACGTTGGCGGTAGAGGGCAAAGTATTGATATGAAAATCGGTATGGCTATGCACATTACCTTAAACAGTATTAGGAAAGCCTATAGGGATTTTGGTGGCGACCACGTTGTATTTTGTTTAGAAGGTAGAAGTTGGAGAAAAGACTTTTACGAACCTTACAAAAAGAATAGAAAAGTAGTTGCTGACCAAAGAAGTGTTAGAGAACAAGAAGATGATGAATTGTATTTTGAAGCATACAATGACTTCATTGATTTCTTATCAGAAAAGACTAATGTAACTATGTTGCGAAATAGAGAAGCAGAAGCAGATGATATGATTGCTATATGGACACAAGAACATCCTGATGATGAGCATATTATTGTTAGTACTGATAGTGACTTCTATCAACTCATAGCACCCAATGTAACGCAGTATAACGGTACTACAGATGAACTAGTTAGTTTAGAAGGCTTTAAAAGTGTTAAAACAGGCGAATGGGTAATAGATAAAAAGACCAAAGATGTTAAAACACCAATAGATCCAGAGTTTGCATTGTTTGAAAAGTGTGTTAGAGGTGACTCTAGTGATAACATTTTTAGTGCTTACCCTGGTGCTAGAAAGAAAGGCAGTAAGAACAAGACAGGTATTATGGAAGCCTTTGAAGATAGAAATACAGGCGGGTTCAACTATAACAACTTTATGTTACAGCGATGGACAGACCATAATGAAGAGGAGCATAGAGTTAGAGATGACTTTATGAGAAACAAAATACTTATAGACTTAACAGAACAGCCAGATGAGATTAGGCAGAAGTGTATAGAAAGTATTAACGAAGCATTACAAAAGCCACGTGCTACTAACGTAGGATTTGCTTTTATGAAGTTTTGTGCTAAATGGGATATGCAAAGGTTGGCAGATGATGCCACAGAGTTTGCTACTATGTTAAATAAAGGAGCGATGAAAGATGAAAGCAAAATTGAAAGCCATAACTGATAATAGTTGGTTAGTTTTAGATGCAGGTAAGAAAGGTAATGTTGGTATACTAAGCCAAACAATACAAGGTAAATTTGACTTACTTGATAAAAGTGGTGAGAGAGAAACATTCGAAAGTAAAAAAGACTGTTTAAGATTCTTAGGCACTACTAAAGATGTGTTTAGTACACAACTAGATAATGTAAATGAACCAGGTACTTTCTTTATACAAGGACATCCTATCAAGTATAAGAATCCTTATCCAATTGATGAATACCATCCTAGTTATAATCCAAAGATACCAACTTTTGCAAAGACATCAAACAGTGATGTATACTATGCCGCTGGTTGGTATTGCATTAACTTTGACAAGGCTTGGAAACACGGTAACTGTCCTAAACTTTCTACTCTATTAGAGTATGGTTATGAAGGACCATTTGCTAACAAAATTGAATGCCGAAGAAGACTAAGGGAACTTAATCGTGAAAAGCGAAGTATTGACCAGTCTTAAAATTCTTGTAGAACAAAAAGCAAACATTTCACCAACTGCTATATTAGACTCGCAATGGTTACTGGACCAATTAGTAGCAATAGAAGACGAAATATCATTGTTCAATAAACCAGACAAAACAATTTTTGATGTTGACGCAGATGGCGGACACTTCTAAAGATTTCGATTGGCGTAAAGATTGCGGGTATAATAAAATATTCCAATACAGAGTCGAATGGGGCAGAGGTCCTGATGAACCTTGGGAAAGTGTTGGTATACCATCAGGTGTATTGAGTCGTATCAACAAGAGATGTAAAGGTAGATTTGGTTGGCACTTTAACGTAGTAGACAAAACCAAAATAGCATATATAACGTTTGAGAGGCGTAGAGACGCAGGATTGTTTGGACTCCTAAGAAGTAAATATTAATCATTAACAGTAGTTTTAATTATTTTTTTGATAAATAAGTATACAGGAGACAGACAATGAGTAGACCAAAGCCTACAATAATATTAGAACATACAGATACTGAAACACATAAAAGTGAACAGATACTTAAAGCAGAATCAATTTATAGTGTATTTTTCGATGGCGAGCCTATCAACTTACGAGTCAGTCATATCTTTATGGACTACCCAGGTCCTAAATATAAGAAAGTTTCTTTTTCAAATCCTGGACACGCATTTAACCTTGCAGAACGCCTTAACAAAAAATTCACTACAGACAAGTTTTCTGTTGTTAGATTAGACCAAGGAACAGAGGTTAAAGAAAGTGACGTCGTTAAGAAATAGTATACAATACAAAATAACCAAACAGTTAAGAGAAGAACTTGGTATTGAAGAATACGAAACTGAAGACCTATTGTACCAAATATTCAAAAACTTTAGATTGAGTCCAAACAATGTAACTGGGTTAAGATTAAGTCCATACGGTCTTAAAATTATGAAAAAGGTATATGATTATTATTCATACAAAATAAAAGACATTAAAATTACCAGTAATATTGTAATCAAAATGGATAAAGTAATGAAGTTTCCTTACTATGTAGACGGCAAACAAATGGTGCTATTCAGCGGTAAAGACGCATTTATGTTAAAATTAAGAGGCAATGATTTTAACAAATGGTTAAAAAGTTTAAAATAATTACAAAATATACTTGACATTACCTTGGTATCGACGTATAATAATATATGTAGGTAACATTAAACATAGGAGTAAAAATGTCACAAGATACAATAGTTAGAAAGATTAGATTATCTAAGGCTAAATCTTACGTCAAGAAGGCTTTTGATAAGAAAAGACCAGTATTTTTATGGGGTCCTCCCGGTATTGGCAAATCAGAATTGATGCAACAAATCACAGAAGAAGACAATGGTTTTCTAATTGATTTGAGATTGCCTCTTTTAGATCCAACAGATATCAAAGGATATCCGTACAGAAACCCAGAAACAAATACTATGGAGTGGGCCTCCCCTGCAGAACTTCCAACAGAAGAACTATGCAGTAAGTATGACAAAGTGGTGCTTTTCTTAGATGAATTGAATGCGGCACCTCCGGCAGTACAAGCCAGTGCATACCAGTTAGTGCTAAACAGACGTGTAGGTCAATATCATTTGCCTGATAACGTTGTAGTTGTTGCGGCTGGTAACAGAGAAACAGACAAAGGTGTTACATATAAAATGCCTAGTCCGTTGGAAAACAGATTTTTACATTTCGAACTTGAAGTAAGTTTTGATGATTGGCAAAATTGGGCAATCAATAATGGCATTAATGCAGATGTTATTGGTTACCTTTCAGCCAACAAAGCAGACTTATTTGACTTCGATCCAAAAAGTTCAAGCAGAAGTTTTGCAACTCCAAGAAGTTGGACTTTTGTAAGTGAACTTATTTCAGATGGTGACCTTGAAGGTAATGATTTACTAGAAATGGTTGCTTCTGCAGTAGGCGAAGGTATGGCAGTGAAGTTTATGACACATAAAAAGTTCGCCGCAGACTTACCTAAACCGTTAGACGTTCTTGAAGGCAACGTTACTGAACTCAAAGTAAAAGAGATATCAGCCAACTTTGCTCTTACAGTTTCATTATGTTATGAACTTAAAGAAGTAGAAAAAGCAGGAGATGAGAAAAAACTTATCGAGTATGTTAATAACTTCTTACAGTTTACAATGAAAAACTTTGAAACTGAAATGAATGTATTAGCCGCAATTACTCTCTTCAGAGACTATGACTTAGAGTTTGACCACTATAATGTTAAGAGTTGGGACGACTTCAGTGATAAGTATATCCAGTACTGGGTAGAAGACGAGTAGGCTAGTTTAGTTTTGCTCGGTATGTTACTCCTACACCTACATACTACAATCGAGCAAATAGGGGGAAGGCAACTTCCCCCACCTTTATCTAAAATGGACCACAATTTATGGTTGACATTTATACTAAAAGACGTATAATTATAATGTAGGAGAAACAAATTATGACAACAGCAGTAAATCCAAAACAAGAACAAGACGCACATAAGTTTGATAACCTCATTGGTGAAGTTAGTCAAGCAGAAAAAGACGAGGCATTTGATAAAATAATCAAAGCAAGAGTAAAAATGCTTATGAGTCACGGCTTTTTCGGTAACTTAGCAACTAGATTAAAAATTGCAGATGCAAGTGAATGGTGCCCAACTGCCGCAACAGACGGCAAGTACTTATACTACAATGCAAAATTTGTTAATATGCTCAGTATTAGCAAACTGGTTTTCCTTATTGCACACGAAGTCTTACACAACGTATATGACCATATGGGCAGACGAGGAGATAGACATCCTAGATTGTGGAATATTGCTAATGACTTTTGTGTGAACGGTGACCTTGTAGAAGGTAATGTTGGCGCAATGATTGATGAGTTTCCTATATGTCACGATTGGCAGTATAGAGGTAAAATATCAGAAGAAATTTATGACGAACTTTACGAAAAAGCAAAAGAAGAATTAGACCAAATGGGACTAGAGTTACTTGACGTACACTTAGATCCAGGCGACGGTGAAGGTCAAGGTGCTAAAGGCGGAGACAAAAATGACGATCCTACTAAAGGTCCTGTTACTATGTCAGAAGAAGAAAGAAAAGACCTTAAGACTGAAATTAAAGAAGCAGTACTAAGTTCAGCAAAAGCCAATGGTGCTGGTAATGTTCCAAACGGTGTTAAAAAGATTATTAATGATTTAACTAATCCTAAAATGGCGTGGAATGAATTACTAGATGGTCAAATTAAAAGTTATATCAAAAATGACTTTACATTTTCTCGTCCTAATAGAAAAGGTATAGACGAGGGCGTATATCTTCCAGGGTTAGATACACAAGAAGAAATAGATGTAACTTGTATGATTGATACATCAGGTTCTATTATGGACAGTATGTTAAGAGATTTCCTAAGTGAAGTAAAAGGTATTATGTTAGCCTTTACAAACTTTAAACTTAATGTCGCTTGTTTCGATACTGAGTGTTACGAAATGAAAACATTTACACCTTTCAATATTGATGAGATTGATGACTTTGAGTTAGAAGGTGGTGGCGGTACTGAGTTTGATTGCTTCTTTGATAAAATGAAAGAAGACGACCACACACCTAACAAATTGGTTGTGTTTACAGATGGTTACCCTTGGGGTAGTTGGGGAGACGAAACTTACTGTGATACTATTTGGGTAGTACACGGAGGTGGCTGGGGCGGTTCCCATACTCCTGAAGCACCTTGGGGAACAAATATTAAATATGACTTTAAGGAGAAATAAATGTTAAAAGTAACTAAAATTTTAAAAGTTGGTGCAGAAGGTTTAGAAGGTCTTAAAGGCACAGACACTTATGCAAATATGTTGATGAACAGAATTAAAATTGAATCAGACAAAATTGATGCTGTTTATGATGCTTTAGAGCAAACTGTTTCTTACGGGTTATACTATGTTGAATACATAAACGAAGAATCTTTGATAGCGAGTTTTTCTAATATCAATGATATGGTTCAGTTTATAAATCTACAGCAAGGTATAACGCCACAACTAAATCCTATGGCAGAGGCATTATCGGTAAATATAGATAATGTCAAACAACAATAAAAACAATTATCTATGGTCCTGTAATGAGTGGGACCCCCTAAAAGAAATAATAATTGGTACCAGTGCAGGTGCTAATATTCCAAAAGGTGACCTAAGTCATCACGCAACAAACTATGCAAACCTCAGTCCTGAGGAGTATGCAAACATACCAAAAGGCAAATACCCAGAAATAGTATACGAAGAAGCCGAAGAAGATTTAAATGGTATGATTGATGTACTTGAAGACTTTGGTGTTAAGGTTCATAGACCCGATTTAACCCACGTAGACTTCACTAGTAACGTTTCTAACGGACTATGGACTACTGACCAGTACGAAGCATATTGCCCTAGAGATAGTGTCACAGTAATAGGCGATAAGATTATAGAGGGTGCTATGAGTTTGAGAGCAAGATATCACGAAACATTCTTGTTTAACAAACTATTTCAAGACAAAATGATGCAAGGTGCTAGTTGGCTTCCTATGCCTAAACCTATGCTTCAAGATGATTTATTTAGAATTCAGCCTGGCAGAGATCCAAGTGTAAACAACAACGAACCTATACTCGATCCTGCGAATTTAATTAGATGTGGATATGATATTTTATATTTGATATCTAATACAGGCAATGCCAAGGGTGCCCAATGGTTAAGAAACACATTAGGACCCGAGTTTACTGTTCACGAAATGTACGACTTGTATAGTTGGGCTCACGTAGACAGTACAATTATGCCTTTAAGACCTGGATTAGTAGTACTAAATGCTGACAGGGTTGACGAAGATAAGGTACCTAAAATCTTTGACAAGTGGGACAAAATATGGTATACTAGTGATATGTGTGTAGGACAATCTTGTTATGAAGACTATGCACCAGCGAGTGCCTGGATAGGTATGAATGTGTTAAGTATAGATCCTCAACACGTTTTAGTACCTAGTGAAGAAGTTCCATTAATGAAAGCAATGGAGAAGAACGGTATAACACCGATACCAGTGCAAATGCGTCATATGAGAACACTAGCAGGAGGTCCACATTGTGTGAGTACTGACTTAGTTAGAGAAGGTACTTTAGAAAGGTATGATTGATTTTAGAAAATATAACGGAGCATTAGTTTTAGGAGATATACACGGTATGTATAATGTCTTCTTGAATGCTTACGAGTATGCTAAACAAAATAAATTATACATTATTAGTCTAGGCGACATTGTTGATTATGGTGATAAGCCTATCGAATGTTATTTACTTGCCAAACATATTGTAGAAAACCAAGAAGGTGTTTTTATAATGGGTAATCACGATGACAAAAACATCAGATGGGGCAAAGGAAATAAAATAAAGATAGGTAAAGTATTACAAAAGACATTGGAAAGAGTGGATTACAATCAACAAGTGTACAAAGACTTGTTAGAGTTCTATGATGAACACAGCGAATATTACATCAATATAGGAAACTGCCATTTTGCTCACGGAGGTATAAAGCCTGATATGTGGGATAAAAAAGATGATAAGTTAACCAAGTCTCAAACAGAGTTTTGTTTGTATGGACAAGTTGACTTTAGCAGAACTGCTGAATACAGAGGTATACAATATCACGCAAGATTATATAATTGGTGTGATGATGTGCCAAAAGGTAAATTTGCAATACTAGGACACGACAGAAGTCCGTTCAAAGAGTTACCTGACTTTGAAGATAATTTAAAAGAACCACTTGTTTATAACAATGACCAAGGTGGCACTTGTATCTTTATGGACACAGGCTCTGGTAAAGGCGGACATCTTAGTGGATTGATATTAAAAGGCAAAGAACTAGAAATTGATGCCTTTTTATCGTTCGAATCATAAACAACGTATATAAATATTCATATAACAAACTTAAGGAGTTTTTAAAAATGGCGAAATCAACAAAGAAAGCACAGACAGAAATCGTAGAAGAAACTGTCGAAACTGAAGCACCAGTTATGGATGCTGAAAGTAGTACTGAAGAAGGTGCTCCTATTAATCTAAGTTTACAAGACTTAAATGGTCTTTTGACAGTAGTCGACTTAGCAAGTAGTAGAGGCGCATTTAGAGGTGCAGAATTAACACAAGTCGGAGCAGTTTATGATAAATTGTTTACGTTCTTGAAAGCAGTATCAGATGCTAACAATGAAGAAGGCGAAGAAGGTACAGCAGAAACAGACGGAGAATAATATGTCAGTTATTAAACATTTAGGCAAATATCACGGTTCTAAAAGTATTGTGGTGTTTAACTCAGTTCCAGGCGATGAAGACCACGCATTAATCGTACAACCTGATAACTTACCAGGATATGTACAAGACGAAGTTATTGCAGTTTTAAATAGTTTGGAAGGACAAACAGCAGAAAATCTAGGAGAAGTTTTAGATAGACGCACACTAAGTGATGGTGAAAATGTTTTATCTTCAT